CACATCGCGTTCCACGCAGCCTGAATGGTCGACGCGGTCAGCGCGGCACCCGCCGTGGTCACCCTCGACTGCCAGAAAGTCCACGTGGCGCGATCGATGCCGCCGTAGACCCCCGAGGTCGGGTCGACCGGGACTGCCGCGCCCAGACCGGTCAGGGCCTTGCCGCCGTAGGTCGTGCCGTTGCCGTAGATGCCTTCGGCCATCAGGTTTGCCATCGTCGATTCGGCGACGTTGATGCGGCCTTCGAGCAGGTCGATCATCTGCTCGCGACCGGCATTCTGGATGCTCTCCAGACCCGACATCGTGACCGGGCAGGCCAACTGCTTGATGGTGAACTCGGCTGCCGACAGGACGTCGCTCGCGGCGATGGGCAGCAGGTCGTAGCCCGAGTACCACCCGCCGTTCGCGTTCTGCGCGAAGGACAGTTCCTGGTAGATCACGTTGCCGCCGTTGAACGACTTGCGGTTGCCCCGCTGGTCGAGCCGCATGTACAACGCGTTGTTCTTGGTCACGTTGTCCGCGATCTTGCGGGTACGGGACTGGATCGTGGTCGCGACGATGTCGCTGACATTCGGGAAGGCCATGATGATTCCTCAGTGAAAAGGTGAAATTGCGGTGCGAAGCACCCCCTCAACACCGAGTCAATAAATGGCCTGCCACATCAAGGTCGACTAAGGATGGCCCGAAGGTTCCGTCGACCTGAAACAGGTTTCACTGCCTCAGTAAACCGGGGATTCGCGGATGGCCCGAAGGTTCCCGAATCCCCATGGGGGGAGTGTACCACACGCCGGGGGGCGTGTCAATCCCCCCGTATATCAGACACGTGAATTCGCATCGAAAGCCGCTGCAAGCGCACCGCGCAGGTCGTCGGGCGGGGTTGCAAGGTCGGCCATGACCGGGGCACCGGAAACGCTGACCGCCGCGCGCCGCGCCCTCTGCGCGGCCACGACGACGTTTTGTGCGGAACTGCGTTGCGTACGGGCATTCAACACTTCGCGGACCGAAGGCGTCAGTTGAATAGCTTGGCTGTAGGCATCCTTCAATGGAAGGAAGACCCCGCGCTTGCTGGCCACTTCAATGATGTCGGCCATCGTTTCGCGAACATCGTTGAAGAATTCATTCTTCGGGTCGGACGCAAAGGTATCGATGTCGGACTGGGCCGCTTCTTGGTTCTTTGCTTGCGCCTCCAGACTGCGGGCCTGCGCTGCCGTCATCATCTGACGGATCGGGGCCAGTTCGCGCTGAAGCATTTCCTGGACCAGCCCCTGCACCGAAGCCTCTTGCGGGGGTGCAGCACCGGCCAACGCGGAATCCAGCGCTGCGATGTCGACACCGTAAGCTTTCACCAAACGGGCGATTGTTTCCGCCTTTTGAACTGGCCCGCCCGACGACAACTCGGCTTCGGTGTCAAACAAGCCTGCAATGGCCTGCAATGGCGAAACGCCCCTCGAGCGAATACGGCTCATGTGCGGCGTACACACACTCATGAGTTCCTGAGCAACATCGCGGGCCGTTGAAGACTCCTGGAGCACGCGCTGAACTTCTTGCTCGCGCTTCATGACTTCGGCGCGGGCGACCGGGCCAATGGCCTTCCACTCTTCGCGGGCTGCGGGTGACCAACTGGCGGGCGCGCGGTCTTCCGGCGTCGTGGGGGCGACGGAGTCAACCGGGGCGGCAACAGCACTCGGGTCAACCGGAACAGCGGGTTCGGCGGCGGCGGCTTTGGGGACGAAGCGGCCCAGAGCATCACGGACCTTCTCGGACTCCGAAGATGGGGCCGGTTCAGCAGACTCGGTCGGCTCAGCAGGCTCGGTCGACTCAGCTGCAACCGGCTCGTCCTGACCGAGGGACTCGAGGTCAGCAACCGGTTCGACTTCGTCTTCCTGACCGGTCATGGCCGTTGCGAGTGCATCGCGAAGTGTGCTCATAGGTTTTCCTTATCGTTTGGATTCAAGCTGGTGGATAGCACGACCGATGTCGTCCCTTGTGACCGCACCACCTTTCCCAGTGATGCGGTATTCGTTGCGGGCCTTCTCGGCTTTGGCCCATGACTGCGTGAAGTCGTCAGCGGTCGTCAGACCGTGGCGTTTCATGTATTCGCGGTGCTTCGACCGGGTCGAAATGTCCGCGCCATCGACCGCACGAAGCCCGTCGTAATGCCGATCCCCCGCAAGAGCATTGTTGACCGCGCGAGGCTCGGGTACATAACTGTCGGAAACCTCGACGAGGTCATAGGGCGGCTCGGACATCTGAACGTAGCGGCGGCGTGACATCAGAATTTCGCTTTCTTTTGAATTTCCATGGCCTTCGTCATCGCATCATCATATGAATCATATTCAATGGACGGGATGCCTCGACGACGCAAAGCTTCGACCATCAACCTCATGTCTTTTGATCTATCGCCACCCAGTGCAGGGTGACCGGCATTGGGGATCATTGCTTTGCCTGGACCACCCATCCCGCCGACTGGTGCGGCGAGAAGCGCATCAGCAAGACCTTCCTTGCGGTTCGATTTGACCTGTGGAATCCGTGCGCCGGTTCCTTCCGGGGGCATGTTGATGGGCATATTACCATAGGCCCAGTTTTCCACTTCTTCCGGGGCTTTCCCGAGAAGCATGTCACCGACTCCGCCGAGGACCGGCAGGTCTATCCTGTTGCCGACATCCTTCGCGCCGCGCAGAATCTTCGACAGAAGGAGCGCGTAGTCGTTGGTAACAGGAGAGGCGGCAAGCTGGTCCATGATGAACCTCTACTGAACAGTCGGCGGGCGGTCAGCAGGGGGCGGTGGGGGTGGATTTTCGAGTTCCAAAACCGCCGCAACCGCGCCGGGGTTCGCGGGCGGCAGGCCCATCTGCTGGAGCGCCGCATTCACCGGTTCGACCACACCATTCTTCATCGCGTCGGAGAGCGACTTGACCGCACTCGCCCGGTCGGATTCCGCCGCTGACTTGTCCTTGAGCGCGGCAGCTTGCTGCTCCGGCGTGGGCGGCTCGGGTTGCTTCGGCTGCTGTGCGGCTTGGATAGCCTTGTCCATGACGCCCTCGATGTCGCGACCCTTGCTGAACCCGCCGAGATACCACTTCATGATTTCGAGGATGAACGGCAACGCACTCTTCTCGGCTTCGATCAGACCGGCGACTGATTGCATGAACACGCCGAGCCCCTGAATGGCGGCTGAACGCTCTTCCTGCTCCCGTGCCCAGTCAATCGCTGCCATCGACTCCGGTTCGATCTTGATCCGGTAACCTTCGAGGCCACCAGTCTTGAGGAACTCGACGGCCTGCTGCGCATGTTCCGCATCCGGCGACATCATGATGTTCGATCGGCGAATGATCGTCTCGGGTTGCCAGTGCGTGCAGATGATCTGCGCCTTGATTTGCTGTGCCTCGGTCGCCCACTTGTCGATCTCGCTCTGCTTGTACTGCAACCGCGCCGACCCGAATTGCGCCTTGATGCGTTGCGCACCGAGTGTTTCGTTCGGGTTGGAGTTGCCGCGCATGATGTCGGCAATCCCCATCACTTCGTAGAGCTTCTGAATGAGAATTTCGCGCTGACCGGTCAGCTTCTCGATGACGGCGGCGGCGACTTCGATGGGGACGAAGTCCATCGTGCCCTTCACACCGCCCTTCTCGGCGAATGCCGCCCAGTTGTCCACCGGGATCATTTGGTTTTCCATGCCCTCCTGGAAAATCCGGCCCAGTGCGGTCGTGTTCTTGTCGTAAGCGCCGACCATCTTGCAGGCGCGCGTCAGGTAGGTGATCCGCGTCGTCAGTTCGTCGATCTGCGTGTACTGGTCCTGCGCGAACATGTAGTCCGGGCGCGGGATGAAGTTGCTGGTCGTCGTGTTTGCCACCAGCGGCTTCGGGCACGGGAAAAAGTGCTCGAGTTGCAGCGGGTCGTCGCGGCAATCCAGGCATTGGTCGAATCCGGCGACATACCAATAGACCTTGCGGTCGATCTTCGACCAGATTTCCCACACGGCAATGCGCGCCCACGGGGCATCTTGCGGGGCAAGGGTTCCGTTCTTGGTCTTGACCTTCCCTTCGGCCTTCGTGGTCGGGAGCAGCTTCACGATGTCAGCCCCGAACCGCTTCGCGGCTTCCGCGCGGGACATGAACACACGCTTCGCGGTCCAGCGGACTTCTTCCCACGTGCGCGCGGGCGAATACCGAAAGTCTTCCCAGTTGATGTGTTCGCTCGGGGCGTCTTCGTCCGCGATGCGCTCGGCTTTCTGCGCCGGGGCAATCTCGACGCCAGTCATCGGGTCGATTTGCGCCGGGATTTCGTATGGCTCGAAGTACGGCTTGTAGTCGAGCCACATCTGCCCCATTCCGGGGATCAGGTAGTCTTCGATTCCATTGAACGCGGCAGCGTCGAAGTCACTGCAGTCCTTCTCGAGGCCACTGTTCAGGATGCGTTTGAGGATTTCTGCTGCCACGCGGGCGACATCATCTTTGTGGTCGTTGTACAGCCGCACAACATCGACCTTCGGTGGCTTCGCATAGATGTTCGACTTGATGACTTGCGTGTTCGACCAGAACAGGTTGACCTTGAAGGACCCCTGGTTGTTGTCCGTGCGCTTGTCGAGGTACGCCTCGAGCACTTTCCGCCCGCGCTCCAGGACCGGCCCGAATTCCTTCTCGGCAGCAGCGAACTCCTTGGTCCAGCGCTCTGCTGCTTTCTGGAGTTCTTCGACCGGTACGGTCGTCGGGAGCGACTCGACACCTTCGTACTGGTCTTCCGGGGGTCCGTCTTTGACATCTTGCGGGGCGGCGGTCGTGTTCATTGAATCCTCTGTGAGGCAGACGGAATGGTTTCCCAAAGCTCTTCCAACTTCCACCGTCCGAACGATTCCGGAAGTATGATATTGGACTTCGTGGTGGGTTCTTTCTTCGGAGCGTAATCTTCGAGCACCTGTGCGCCGTACATGAATGCATCAGCAGCGTGGCTCGACCAGTCGTGGTCGGGTTCTTGGCTGAAGATTTTCTGCTCTTCGTCGTATTTGAAGTGGTACGCGATCAGTGCGTCGACTCCTTCTTCGCAGACGGTTTTGGCGAAGCGGCAGTGTGGTAGGACTTTGCGTCCCGCATTGATTTGGTCCTTCTTCTTCGACAGCGGTACAACCCTGGTGTCTGAGCAGAGCCCGCTGTTGATGAATTGCTCGACCACACTATGGCGCGTCTGGAACGTCTTCGTCCGTGCATCATGGGGGAGCCACAACGTCTTCACTCGGGGCTGCTCCGCGAGGCGGTCAATCCATTCTTCCGCATCAAGTCCGGCTGCTTGGTCGAAGTGCACGAGTTCGAAACCACCGCGAACAGGACGCCACCACCACCAAGCCGCGCGGTCACGACGTCCGATATCACTGGAAAGGATGAGTTCGTCGTTCGGTTCGATGGGGTCGATGTTGTCCGTGTTCCGCCCATCCTTCTCGACCTTCTCCATCCAGCGCCCGAAGATGGCTCCGACATTCGCGGCGTTGAAGTCCACTTCGTACTCTTGCCGGTACATTTCGTCCGGCATTTCCCGACGTTCCGCGTCGAGCACGCCCACGGGTATGTGGCCGGTTTCCATCGCGGTCAGGTGCGACCAGTGCCACGACGGGTCCTTCTTCGCGGTCTGGAGTAGGCGCATATACCAGTTGTTCCCCCGTGGCGTGCTGATGAATACCGCCCAACCGCCGTTCCCCGCCAGAATTGGCCGCAGGTAGTTCCACGCTGCCGGGTCTGTGATGGCTGCTTCCGACATGCTCAGCCCCA